TAAGCAGTCTATTGATGACTTTATGCGCTCTCATAATCGCCCTTCCTTGGATTACATTCCTGATGCTAGGGTCGTATTTGATCCAAGCAATAACAAAGGTATTGAGTTAGACGAAGCTCCTTACTACGTAAACTTGTATAGAAAAACTGAGTACATGTTAAAACAAGAAGAACATGTATCTGAGTTAACTTACGGTGGAGCTGAAAAATTACACACAATAACACCGCACATAGCGCAGCTTTTAATGCATGTATTAGGTAATGGTAAAACTGAGTTTGAACATTTTATTAATTGGTTAGCTTATATTTATCAAAACAAAAACAAAGCAATGACTGCTTGGATATTTACAGGCGTACCTGGAACTGGTAAAGGCTTATTTGTACACAAAGTACTTAAACCCTTATTTGGTGAACAACAAGCACCTATGCGAGCATTAGAAAATATTGAAGAACAATTTAATTTGTATATGCGCACAGCACTCTTCTTAATTGTAGATGAATTTAGAATGGGAGACGCAGGTAGCATAGGTAAAATGGCTGANAAACTTAAACACCAAATTACTGAACCCAACCTAACTATTCGTGCAATGCGTTCTAATCAAATAGAANTNCCNAGCTTTTGTAACTTTTTGTTNTTAACTAATAGAGCAGACGCAGTCAAAATAGAAGAAGGCGATAGGCGTTACAACGTAGCCCCGCGCCAAGAAGTAAAGTTAGAAAACGCTAACGCAGATCTTATTAATAATATGGATAAACTTGAACAAGAACTTTATATATTTGCTGGTGTGTTAAACAAATTTCAAGTAGATCAACGTATGGCTCATACAGCTTTAGAAAATGAAGCTAAAATACAAATGAAAAATATTTCTATGTCAGTACTTGAAGAATTTGCAGCTGCAGTACGACAACGCAATCTTGAGTATTTTACAGAAGTATTAGATATACCACTTACAAATACTTTTGATGCTGGTGGTATTAGTACAGCACAAAGATATCTTAAGTATTGGATAGCAGAAGTAGGTAATGAAATAATTATACCTATGTCTCATTTTAAATTAGTTTACGACATATTTACTGACAGTCGTAACAAATTATCTACAAGAGACTTTACAAAAGCTATGTCTAGATTAAATATTAAAACTTCTAGAAAACGTGTTAGTGCAGACAAAAACGCTTCTATACCTAGAGGGGTTGTATTAACTTGGAAATTAGACGACAATATTCGTACTTCTTTAATTAAAGAACATTTTGAAGATAGAGATACTTTACTATTACAAAAAACTAGCTAGGAAGGCTATATAACAAATGACCGAGCTTGTACAAGACAAGCGCCCAGATCTCATTAATGTAATAGAGACTGAGGCCCCAAAAGAGTTGGGATTAATCCCAGCCTGGTCCTACTCCGCCTTAAAAACTTACGAAACATGCGCTTATCGTTCTTATATAAGCAAAGTAAAACGCATACAAGAAGACTACGGCCCAGCTGCTGCACGTGGTACTGACATTCACCAACAAGCTGAAGACTATGTACGTGGAGATCTAAAAGAATTACCTGATACACTTAAAAAATTTCAAAGCCAGTTTGAAGACATGCGTGAGGGTTTTATAAACGCCACAGTAGAACTAGAGGGCGAGTGGGGTTTTACAATCGATTGGGAACCCTGTGGTTGGATGGAAAAAGGTGTATGGGCAAGAGTAAAACTAGATGCTTATGTAGAAGAAACAGAAACATCAGCACGAGTAATAGATTATAAAACAGGCAGACAATACGGTAATGAAATAGCTCATTCACAACAAGCACTTACATATGCCATTGGTAGCTTTTTACGCTACCCAGATTTAGAAATAGCTAAAACAGAAATGTGGTATTTAGATCATGGAACTACTATGGAAAAAACATACACTAGAGATCAAGCTCTTATGTTCTTACCAAAACTACAAGAGCGAGCAATTGCTATGACAACAGCAACTAAGTTTCCACCTAATCCTTCTAAAAACAGTTGCAGGTGGTGTTCATTTGGTAAAGGAGAAAACCCCTATTGCGAATGGGCTATAAACTAGTATAATAACTAAACTTAACATCCATCCAACTAACACCGGATGTTACAACAGAGGAAAACGAACAATGACTGACGAACAATCTATACCCCTACCCTATGAGCATCAAGCTAATACCACTAACTTTATTCTTAACCACTCTAGATGTCTTATTACATCAGATCCTGGTACAGGTAAAACACGTGCTGTTCTTGACGCCCACGTTAACTTATCAGGTAAAACGCTTGTTCTTGCCCCACTGTCAATACTAGAAGCAGCATGGGCAGAAGACATACGTAAATTTCAACCTGATATTAATTTCGGAGTTGCATATGCTAAAAACCGCAAAAAAATATTTGAAGACGATTCATTTGACATGGTCATCACAAACTTTGAGGCTGTCAATTTTTTACAAAAAAATCCACATTATGTTAAAAAGTTTTCTACAATCGTTATTGATGAGTTTACTGCTTTTAAAAACCAATCAGCACAACGCAGTAAAAATATTAGATCGCTTATCTCACATTTTACTAATAGGATTGCCATGTCTGGTACTCCTAATAGTAATACTATTCTAGACCTGTGGCACCCAGTGCTCCTTGTAGATGACGGAGAACATCTAGGGGAGCGCTACTGGGCCTTTCGTAATCAAGTTTGTACACCACGTTTTAATGGCTTTGCTAACGAATGGATTGACAAACCAGGTATCGAAGAAGCAGTCGCTGCTAAACTAAGCGACATCACTATTCGCTATGCACTAGAAGATTGCATAGACCTTCCAGAAAATATTGTACGAACTGTACGTACAAAATTGTCCCCAAAAGTACAAGCTATGTACGATATCTTTGTTAAAGAATCTGTTTTGTATACTAACTCTGGCACTATTAACGCAGTACATGCAGGGGCCCGAGTTAAAAAGTTATTNCAANTAGTATCAGGTGGCGTGTACGACGAAGACGGCAACGTTCAATACTTNCATCAAGAACGNTACGATATTGTTATGCAACTAGTTGCNTCACGTAAACATTCTATTGTTGCTTTTAATTGGAAACACGAACGCGACGCNCTTATAGAAATNGCANAAAAACAAAACATTACATACGAGCTTATAGATGGATCAGTACCTGCACACAAACGCAAAGATATTGTAGAACGCTTTCAAGCCGGTCACATACAAGTACTNTTTTGTCATCCACANTCAGCTGGTCATGGACTTACNCTTACAAAAGCTACCACAGCTATATGGTGTTCACCTACTTACAATGCTGAACATTTCCAACAATTTAACAAACGTATATACAGAGCAGGNCAAAAAAGCAAAACAGAAACAATTCTTATTGCTGCACAAAAAACCTGGGAAGAAGATGTATACAAAAAACTAGACAGCAAATTAGGCAAAATGGAAAACTTATTACACATACTAACGGCACTAAACAATGACAAATGATATACCTTTTGAAAAACTACAAGANCTCATGAAAGATGCAATTCTTGATATCTTAAAACGACCATCGGAAGCTATTGCTATTGCATTAGTTTTTGCAGTAACTGAATTAGTACACACTCGTGCTACTAAAGATGAAGAGTTACCAAACACTATGGAAGAACTTATTTCACAAGCCGGCAAGGAGGCTTTAACTTTAACTGATGAGGTATATCTTGCAAAACCACCCTCAGAAACGGAGACCATACACTAATGAATATGGATGAAATGCTAAATGAATTAGCCACAACCCGACAATCTATTGTCGATTTACATGAACAAGAGAAAGTCCTTAAAGCAAAAAAGGATGATCTAGAAACACAGATTGTTATCAGCTTAAAAGATCAAGGAATTGATCGAGTTGGTAATGATGCGTGTACTGTTTCCATTAAACAGGAAATAGTCCCTACAGTACGTAACTGGGACGCGGTGCATGAACACGTACTTGCCACTGGGCAGTTCGAGTTAATGCAAAAACGCATGTCAGCAACAGCCTATAGGGAGCTAATACAAATGGGACATGAAGTCCCAGGCGTAGAAGCAACTGAACTGACCCGAATGAATTTCAGGTCGAAATAATAATATCAACGAAAAACGGAGAAATAACGATGACTGATATTACACTAGTAAGCGATAAAGTGCCGGCGCATGTACAAAAAGGCAGCGGGTTGGGTAATGAAAACATTACTGCAGCTCATTTACAAACTCCCAGAGTTAAGCAATTACAACAGCTTAGCAATGAGGTTGACGAGCAACACAGTGAGTACATTGAGGGGGCCAAAGTTGGCGACTTCATTAATACTGTAACGCGAGAAAACTATGGNCAGTCAATCTATGTNTTAAACATACGNTTTACTGAAGAGTTTGTAGCGTGGAAGAAGCGTGAAAAGGGTGGAGGANTAGCAGGTAGCTTTGCAAGCAAAGAAGATGCTATTGAATCTCTTAAAGCTCAAAATCTTAATCCAGANGATTATGATATTACTGAGACNCANTCNCACNTGTTANTNAGAAAANATGNNGANTCAGGAANNCTNGACGTNCCNTTCNTATTTGACTGTGCGTCTTCNAAGTTGCGAGTATCCAGAGAATGGAATACTCAAATCGCNGGTCTAAGTGGAGATCGTTTTTCAGCATTATGGAAAATGTCTTCTGTTAGAACAGAAAATAGAACAGGTCAAAAGTTCTATAACATCCAAGTTGAAAAGGTTGGATGGGCAACTGACGACGATTACAACAATGCAAAAACAGTGTTTGAAAGCATTAAGTAATCACTTTACGTACATGGTGCGACATATACTGTCGCATCATGTATACTAATTAAATGCCTGATACAAAACAAAAAGGTTGGTTCTGGGATGACGTAAACAGACGCATGTATCGTTGGCATGATCTACAACTCCTCATGAGAGAGCGAGTATTAAAAGTTGAAAGAAAAGGACTTCATAAACAAAATCCACAAAAAACTTCCTAAAGAAATTTATAAGTGGAAAATCAACGACCCATATCATGGGGGTGTTCCTGACGCATTCTACTCCGGCCCTGGCGGCTTTTGTTTTGTAGAATATAAATATGTGCAATCCTTACCTGACCGTGGTACGTCGAAAGTACCCATCAACCTTTCTCAACAACAACGCCTCTGGATCCAGCGGGCGCACACACATAAATTACCCGCGTACATAGTCCTGGGATATCCAGACGGTGTTTGTATAACAGACAACCCACTAGCAGAATTTTTTTATTTAGATTGCTTTTTAAGGTGTGCCGTGACTTTTGAAGCATATATCGATAGAATAAGCAACATATGTTTAACTATTAAGGAGTAATAGATGGATATGGTAAATCAACCCCCTCACTATAATCAAGGGGGCATAGAATGCATTGATGGAATAGAAGCAAGCATGAGCAAGGAAGCGTTTGCTGGTTACTGTAAAGGCAATGTTATGAAATATTTGTGGCGTTACGAGTATAAGAACAAAGTTGAGGACTTAAAAAAAGCTCAATGGTACTTAGCTAGACTCGTTAAGTCGCAGGAGGAGTAAATGAAAGAGGTAGGAATTTTTACTAATCTTTCAAAAACACTAGGACGTTGTACAAGTATTGCAGATTGTCCCTGTGTTGGAATATGTAGTTGCACCCAATGGGGTGATGACCGTTGTAAAGGTTGTGGACGAACCGCGACCGAGGTTCGAGATTGGAATACTTTCTCTAAAATAGAGAAAAAAATCATAAATCTACGAAATGCGGCAGAAAACTATGGTATTAGGCAGCTACAAAGGGGACCCCGCGTAGAAGGGCCTGAGAAGGCCGCTAGTTAATTATTGGCCTAACGATACCAATTGCATTGACCTACTGGTGATATGCGCACCTGTGGCATCCTGAGCCCACGTTTTTCTAAAAAGCCCTTAAAATTTACCCAGATAGAGGGTTTTTGTTATTTTCTGCTATTTTTTGCTCTAAAGAAGAAATTTCAGCTTTGATTGTAGCTATATCAGTTTTAATTTCAGTGACATCTGGAATTTCTACCCCATCAATTTCTTTTTCTAAAAACTGTACAGACGTTTCTATAGATGCAAAACGTTCTTCAATAGCTTTTTGTGCTTGTTTTGTATCGCCTATACCACCAATCTTAGCTTCTAGGTTTGTTATGCGGTTTACATAGGTAGCTCCTGTGTAACCAAACCCTGCAAGAGTAGAAACAATTCCTACTAAAGCAATTACTTGTGTTGTTTTACTTTGTAACCAATCCATATAAGTCTCCTAAAATGTCGGCTGCATTTCTTTTAGTTTAGTAAGAGTTCTAATATTAGTACCCGCTAATTGATAAAACGCAGCTGTGTTATCTTGAATAGTATTAGTAGTATAAATGCTTTTGGGTTCATACCAAACTTCTTTCTCTGGCAAACTAACTAACCTATAACTATTAAATCCAGGAACAAAACCCATTACAGCTATAATAGCGTTTTCAGATCCATACTCCCCTGTCTCTTCTTGTTGTGTTTGCACATCCTCTTGCGCATTTTGTAAGTTTTCTGCAATTATATTTTCTACTGTTGTGTCTGTATCAGAATCAGTATTAACAGAATTAACTGATATGTTTAAACTGTCTTGATTAGATACAGTTGCTACTGTTACAACAACTTCAGTAGTAGTAGTTTCTGTTTCAACTGTGCTTGTGCTTATAGAAGTATCAGCTACAGCAGTACTACTCATATCAAGAACTTGATTAGTTTGGGCTGTAGAGGATGCAAACTGATCTGACATACTAGGAGAACTGCTAGTACTAATACCAGAGTTAGAAGAAGAACTTACTGCGTTACCAGCTGCAGCGCTATTACCCGTAGCATGAACAGATGTGCCTGCAGTTGTACCACTAACACTGGCTTGTGCGGTAGCTAAAGTAGATGAAACAACATTTAAGGCCATTTCTTTACTTATAGAACTTTTTCCCTCAGAAGCTATAAGTTCTTCTTCTATAACTTCTTCTATAACTTCTTCTTCAACAATCTCTTCAATAGGTTCTTCCGCCGGCTCTTCTGCATGCGCAAGTTCTTCCTCCATTGCTGTCTCTTCCTCAAACCACTCCTCCAATTCCTCAATGGTTTCTAATTCAATAAATGTTTCGGGCTCTCTAAAATCTTCTACAAGAAAAGTTTCTTGAAAAATAAACTCTTCAATCATTATATCTTCTATTGGTAAAAAAACTTCTTCTTCATGCATTGGTAAATCGTGCATAACTTCAAGTGGTTCATAATATTCTTCTTGCAAAAACAGCTGTTCAAATATTATTTCTTCTTCAAAAATAAATATGGGTTCTTCAAAGTATTGTTCTTCAAACTCAAAAACAAAATCTTCAAACAATGGTTCTTCTTCGTACCCAAAGTCTTCTTCTTCATACCCATAATCAAAATATTCTTCTTCTTGAAAGTAAGCGATAGAGTCTTCTTGCCTGTAGCCTTGACAAAAGGGTCCATATTGAGGATCAAGATCACATTGCCAATCATCATAAGCATCCCAATAATAAGGGCACGACTCTGAATACAGTTGATCTATATTACATTGTTGAGTTTGATAAGCATCAGCATAACCTGCACAACTTGTATTATTTAAAGGGTTGCTACAATCTATGTTATTACCACTACCAGAACCATATAAAGAACCACCATTTTCTAAATTTGTATTTTTATCTGAGCTATTCCAATCAGTATTTACACAAGTGCTAGAGTTGGTTGAGCCTGTATTACATTCATCATGGTAATAATAGGTATATGAGTTATCTTTGTTAGCCCCTACCTCACCTATAAGGACATCGTGATTAATTATATCTAATTCACGATAACGTAAATCAAAAGAATTATTGTTCCAAAGTATTATTTCAAAGCTATTATCTGATGCCCGGTTGTACTCTCTAAGGTTATACCAACCAAAAATCATTTTGTCAGAGTCTCCGTATGATTTCATACGCGAGCCCGAGTCTCTAATTAAATCAGTCCAGAAGGCGTATATGGTATAAGTATGCTGTCCATTGATAGGGTCAGGAGTATAGTCATTACAATAGCTACCACTAGAACCAAAATGGAGACATCCATTAGTTGCCATTCTCGCTTGGCTAAATGTAGACCCATAAAAAGAAAAATCAAAAGAAAGGTCAATTGCAGGAGAAATTCCATCGTCAGATACTGAGTATGCTAACTCCCCCTCAAAGTTGTTTGCATTAGCATTAAGGTCGTAAAGGTCTTGGTTATTTTCATAAACATATTGAGCTGATAAATTACTAGTAAGTAATAAACAACATATTATTTTAAAGCGGCTATACACTCTTTCTTAAGTTGAGAATTTGAATGCCAGACTTTTTTACAATGTTTAACCTTTTCTTTATACCAAACTTTGTAGTCTGGTCTGTCTTGTTTATTTTCTTCCCAAGCCACTGTTGCTTCTTTGCCTATTTTACCTTGATAAGGACACGGTGTGCCGGCCATTTCCATTGCAACAAATACTCTAGAGTCTGCACACAACAATGAGATAGAAGCTACTTTCATACCCATATCGTAAAGGTATTTAGATAGTTTTAATCTTTCACAGTTTTGATCTCTTACAGTTTTACCACCAGAAAAACCAAACACTTGACCCTGAAACGCGCCCGATCTTCCTACAGTACATAAGTCCTGTGAATAAGACATTATAGATGGAGCAATAGCAGAAGCAGGAGGTGCTTCTGATTTTACGTTTTGGTTGATTGTTTGAGTTGAGTTCGACTCGTTAATGTTTCTGTTCGTGTTGTCAGATTTTGAGTTGTTCTCATTAACATTCCTATTATCCGTTGTAACATTTGAATCCGATGTCGATTTATTGATATTCGTATTGTTGTTAGTGCTAGTGTTAGTGTTGTTAGAAGTGCTTGTATTGTTGACATTTTGATTTACCGTAGAATTAACAGTTGAGTTAGAAGTCGAAGTATTAACATTGTTGTTTGTATTGGTGTTATTAGAAGTCGACGTATTTGTATTGGTGTTATTGTTGGTATTTGTTGCCGTATTAATGTTTGTGTTTTGATTAGTACTAACATTTGTGTTTGTATTTACATTAGTATTTGTATTTACGTTGGTATTACTATTGGTATTGTTGTTGGTGTTAGTATTAGTATTGGTGTTATTTGTGGTGGTATTGTTAGTAGTATCCAAACTATTTTGCTCGCAATACTGAGAGCCAGCAGTACAGTTACCTGTCTGATCCCCATAAGAATTAAAAGAGAATACCAATCCTAAAGCTAGAAGTGCACGTTTGTTCATAATTTTTTATTAACATTTCCAACGTCTTCTAGCCTGCCTTAGCCTTGAGTTTGGGTTTTTTGCAGCTTTAGGGAATTTCTTCATCTGCCCTGCAGATCTAGCGCAAAAAGACTTACGTCTTTTAGCAGCTTTACTTCCCTTTTTAACTTTTCCTGTTACTGCGGTTTTTAATTTAGATCCTGGGTTTGCTCTACGATAGGCGGCTACGCCTTTCTTAGTCATGCCAGCACCTGACTTGGTTTTTCGGTAGTTAGCGCCCTTACCTCTTGTTGTTTTTCGTATTGGGTTTTCTTTTTTGCGGGGCACGTTTCTTCCTTATTGGTTGTTTTAAATTCTTCTTAAAGAGTTTTGCATAGGCTTTTTTTACCTTATTCAAAAACTTTTCAATATATTCTATATACATAATTATACTCATTAATAAAAGAGCTAAGACAATAGTATAGCAAATTACAGTTATTTTCGTCTCCTAGTAGTCTTTTTTTTAGCCATTGTTCTGACTCTTGTAGGTTTACCGCCTACACCTTGAGCTTTAGCGCGTTTGCGTTTAACCGCACTTCGTTTTTGTGCAGCTGTCATGCTAGCCGCTTTAGACTTAGGGACACATTTAGGATAACCTTTTTTCTTAGTAGAAGCTTTTTTTCTACCACAGGGTGCATGTCCACCACCTTTTTTCTTTCTTCCTATATCAACCCATTCTTCTTTAAACCATTTTGTTAAGCCACCTTTGGGTTTAGCACTAGCCATTACTTGTACTTCCCGCCCCTAGCTTTATAGGTTTTAGTTAACCAACCAGACGCATAAGCGGACGGCCAAACTTTGTATTTTCTTTTAGCCTCTGCTTTTACTCTTGCATACAGTTTTTTATTTGTAGGTGTCGCCATTATGCTCTCCTTGCTGTTCGCGTTCTTTTAAAAGAACGATTTGATTTCTTCTTTTCCATTCTAATATTTTTAGGGTTATTGTTCAAAGGGTTGTTGTCTTTGTGTGCAACATCTTTACCGTCACCTTTTTGAGCTTTACCCTTACGAATCATTAAACGGCGTGCTTTATTACGCCCCGCTCTTCGCCTTTTTTGCGCAGCTGTACCTTGATATCTGTCGTATTCTTTACGGTAGTTTCTTCTGGCCATTACTTGCCAGTTTTATTCATAGCCTTTTTGTGTGCTTGTCTCATGGTATCACCCATAAGCATACGCCTCTTCATAAAAGCCATGTGCTTTGCACTATGATGTTTGCTGTGTCTTTTTAGGGATGCCTCTTGGCGTTTAGAAATGCTTTTTTTTCTAATTTTTTGAGAAGGTCTTTTGCGTGTTCTAGGCATTATTTTTTTGGTTTTTTAGGTTTATAAACAATGTTGTCTAGCTTTTCTGATACTTCAGCCTCACTCATTAAAGTATAACCATCAGTAGAAAGTTCTTGGTTAGGCACATTAGGTTTCATTTTAGTTTCTTCAACCTTCATATCTCCCACTTTACCGGGTTTTTTTCTCCTGGTGTTCTAGACGCCATCTGTTTTCTCCTGTGCAATTAAAAAATCAACTAATTTTATTTTATCATTAATCTCAACTAATTTACCAACCAGCTGATCTAAGTACTCTGTAAAGTTAGTGTGCTCTGGTATTGAAGTAGCGTTTGAAGTAAGAACTTCTAGGTCTAAACTGACCTGGGCCCGTTGTCCTTCAAGCGTTGCTTTATAAGCTGTATAGATAGATCCTTTATCCATTTATCTCTCCTTAGAAGTGTTCTATTACTTCATCTTCCACGGCTAGTAACCGTATGAAGATTTCTTTTTACCTTTTTTAGCTGGCTTTTTCTTTTTAGCAGGCTTCTTTTTGTACATTCCTTTCATACCCATTTGATTTATA